GCAATGACGGCACCGTCAACGGCTCCCCCGCGCTCTACTCTGGGCAGGGCTTTGACGGCTTTGTAACCACATGGTATGACCAAAGCGGCAACTCCAATGACGCGACACAGGCGACCACTACGGAGCAGCCTCAGATTGTGAGTGCAGGGAGCTTGGTTACAGCTGACGGAAACGCCGTAGTTGATTTTAACGGAATAGATGGTCGTCACTTTATCTTTGGTGCGGCAATTGATCTTACAGCTAGAACAGTATTCTATGTTGGAGACCCGACAACTGCTAACTTCCACAATTTGCTAGGAAACATTGGTGATTCATCGTTTAACTTCATAAGAACGTCAAATGCTTTAGGAGGTCGAGTATGGCTTACAGACCCATCATCATCTATCTTTGTAGATGGTTCTGCGTATGTTGATGGAGACACCAGAGATCAGAATTACTCGCTAAGCACCTTCGTCTTTGATTCGGATGCAACCGTAAATTTCTTGGGTGGAACTGCTCCAGCTCTTACAGATACACCAATCGTGAATGCCTCTGAAGTCATAATCTACGACTCCGACCAGTCGGCAAATCGCACAGCAATCGAGGGCAACATCAACGACCACTATTCCATTTATTAGAATGAAATACTTAATCCTAAGCCAACCAAGCGAAGCCTACGCAGAAGCCATCAGCCGCGCGTTATGGGGCATCAGCCGCCCTGCCTCGGTGCGCGATGCAAAGGACGTAAGCGAGCTTTACACGTCATGGGTGGTGCATCCTGACGGCAGAGTTGCGCTTTACCTGCCCGACGAGACGAAGACTGTCCACGTTAATGCCGATATAACGCCATTCACGGAGCTGGTCGGCAATCCGGATGTGACCATCACCACCACCGACGAGGAAGGCGTAGAGAGCAGCCAGACGCTGCCAATGGACGAGCATCTGGACTCCCTGCGTGGTGGCCGCGTCAACCCGCTGGCACTCATTCAATCCACGGCATTTGCTGCTAATCTTAAAACCCGACCCGAACTGGAAGCTGGTGGCTGGTTTCCAACCGAGGACGACCTAATGTAACATGGACGAGATAATCACAAAATCATTCGTCGGCACAAGTGGCTTCTTCGCTACCCTTGGCCTATCCAAGTTTAACGAGTTCGTCAGCCTTGCTGTCGGTCTGGCTACCCTCGTTTACATGATTGTCTCGATCATCAAAATCACGAAAGGACTGACAAAATGACACCTGAAATGATAGCAATGCTAGGCGGAGGCGTGAGTGGCTTTGTCATGAAACTAATCGGCGCACAGATGGAAAATCAGGCCCGTGCGTTTGATCGCATGCTACAAGCGCAGGGGGTGGCAGATGACAGCGCAGATCGAGCTTCCGGTCGCGGTGGCGTATGGATTCGCCGGGGGCTAGTAGCAATCACGTTCTTTGCGATTGTAGTTGCTCCATTTGTTGTCGCATTCACCGACACAGGGGTCAGCATGTCCAGAGAGACAAACGGCTTCCTGGGGCTATTTAAGGGCGTTAAATGGGACACGGTCCAAGGCTTTGTAATTCTACCAGAGGTTCGGCAGACGGCAATCGCTATCGTCGGCTTCTACTTCGGCTCAAGTCAGATCAAATGACACTCAAGCAGGAAATCGTCGCGAAAGCGCTGAATCAATTTCCGAAGAGCGGTCATCTGACAATCGCAAAAGCAATCTATAACAAGCATCCAGAAGTCTGGAAATCGGTCGATGCGGCACGTTCATCTATCAGATACACGACCGGCAACGTGGGGAATAGAGATAAGAAGAAAGCAATGAAAACAAAAACACTGAAGCCGAGAAAAAAGGGAGTTCCAACTGACGCAGTCAAAAGACGCTTCCCGAATGGCCTGCGACACAATAAAAACTTCGGGCCTTATGAGGTCAAAGGCGTGAAGCGAGCGTTGCTACTTTATGACGTTCACGCGCCATACCATGACGAGGAGGCACTCGAGCTGGCGGTGCAGCATGGCACCGATTCAGGTTGCGACTGCGTGATCTTGGTCGGTGACTTCATGGACTTTTACGCTTGCAGCTTTTGGGAGAAGGATCCGAGGAAGCGAGACTTTGCCAGCGAGCTGAACATCGGGCGCGAGATGCTCAAATCCATTCGCGAAGCATTTCCCGGCAAGCAGATCATTTACAAGCTGGGCAATCACGAAGAACGATACGAGCGGTGGATGATCTCGAAGGCGCCGGAGCTTCTCGGCGTCGAGGACTTCCAGATACAAAAGCTGCTGCGGCTCGACGAGCTGAACGTGCGCGTCATGGATTACCGAGCGCCGATCAAGCTGGGCAAGCTCAACATCATTCACGGACATGAGTTCGGCAAGTCGATGACCAACCCGGTCAATCCGTCGCGAGGACTTTTTCTGAAGGGCAAGTCGAATTCGATCTGCGGGCACTACCATCAGAGCAGCAGCCACAACGAGAAGACCATCGAGCAGAAGATCATCGGGAGCTGGTCGAGTGGCTGCTTGTGCGACATGCACCCGGACTATGCGCCGATGAATAATTGGAATCACGGCTTCATCGAGGTCGAGATGGACGGCGATGATTTCACCGTTCACAACTACAAGATCTTGAACGGGAGAATCTACACTTAATGACCAACAAAACAATCATCGCGCTGACCGGGCCGAAGGGCGTCGGCAAGACAACTATCGCAAGAGAGATCGAGGCTCGCGATTGGGGAAATCGCTGCATCTTATCATTTGCGGAGCCACTGCGCCGGATGGTCTCGCAGCTCATACCTATGTCGCTGATGACGGATCCGGACCGGAAAGAGCAGCCGTTGGAGTGGATGGGCGGCAAGTCGCCTCGCCAGCTATTGCAATCACTGGGCACCGATTGGGGGCGTGATATGGTCAGCGAGACGATATGGATCGACGCCATGCGGCGAATGATCCCGGACCAGTCATTCGATGTCATTATCATTGACGACTGCCGGTTCGAGAATGAGGCGCAAATGGTGCGCGATATGGGCGGCATCGTCGTCGGGCTGGAGCGCGACGGCATCGCTTACACCGGCGAGCATAAGTCGGAGACGCCGGTGCCAGCAGACGCTATCATCGACGCATCGGTCATCGATCTGGCTGGCGATGCGATTGAACAGTTGCTGCAAGAGTGATGGCATCCGAAGACGACGCACTCGAACAAGCGCAAGGCATACTTGGCGAACATTTCCAGCACTACGCCATCGTGGTGCAATATGACGACGGCTCAGTCTGGCATGTGGGCAACAATGAGCTGGTGACGAAAGCGTTGTATGAGGAGGCGTTGAACATGATCCGGGAGGAGCGGGAGTGGGCTGACAGCGAGGTGGACATCGATTGGGACGATGACGACGATGACGACGACGACTGGAAAGTCGCCGAAATGGAGGACTGAAAAAAAATCGCACTTTTTCCCATTTGGGGGTTGACTCGGGGAAGAAGGTGGGCATTGTGATGCGTATCGAAGGCACGCTGCCTGAGAGTAAAACCTAAAATAAAAACAATATGACGAAATCACGATTCATTGAACTCTGCGCCGAGCGCACTATCGATCCGCGTCTCGCATTTGAAACAATGGCAGAAGCGATTCGCACTTATGACCATCCTGATCTTAAAGACGAAAAAGCTGTCGCAGAGTGGCTTGACGCTAACTTTTAACCACACGGCACCGCTCGTCTCCTCGGAGGCAGCGGTCGCGCAACTCAATCATCATGAAAAAACTAATACAACAACTCGAACGAGAGGCAGGCATCAAGCCGGGCGCTCTCGACAGCGCGATCATTATCGCGCTTTGCATCATCGCTACTCCCATCATTCTAATCCTCGCGCTCATCTGCGGATAGGCGCGGCAACCTAATAAAAACATGAACACATTCCTCACCCTAATCATGGCAATCATCGCCGTAGAATCGGGCGGCAATGACACCGCTCGAGGCGACAACGGCAACGCCTACGGCTGCCTCCAGATCTGGAGCGTCTATGTTGAGGACGCCAACCAGTTCGCCGGGACCAGCTACACGCACCTCGACGCGTTCGACCGGGAGAAAAGCATTGCAATGTTCACGGCATACATGAGTCGCTACGCTACCGAGAAACGCATCGGCCATACGCCGACGGCGGAGGACATCGCTCGGATCCATAACGGAGGGCCGAACGGCTACCGCAAGGTTGCGACTGACGCCTACTGGGCGAAAGTCAAGGCCGAGCTTTACCGCATGGGCGCACACGATCTCGCCGACGGAAAGGTTGGCTTTGATCTATGAAAACAATCGAAGAACATTTCATCGACTCCATGCCTGCGGACATCGCGGCTATGGCGATCCGCAACACCGACGAGGATTTGCTACACATGAGCCTCTGCCAGACGCCGGCAACCGCTTTGCTTTTCGCTTTTGATTGGGCGACATCTGACCAAGGCTACGCATTCTGGTCGAGCGTATTTGATACCGTATCGGAAAACCGAGACTTCCGTGATCTAAAAGTCGACGGATACGATCTGGCAATGGCCGGGCTGAAAAAGCTACACGCCGAGCTTTTGAAGGATCGGCGGCGTCTGGACTGGCTGCTCAGAGACACGACATTCCTCGCGGACATCAACAGTCGAGAGAAGATCGACGAAGAGATGGAAGCTGAATGGTTCGAGCGCGAGCGCCATGACAAGATAATGTCCGGGATGGACCCGGAGGACTTCCAATAATTTACCGCTCAACAGAGCATCAACCAAAAACAAAAACAAGGGAGAAAATAGCTAATGGCTACACTACAAGCACCATCAGAGAACAGCAACGGATTCGAGATCGAGGACGTTGCACCATCAGGCGACTACATCGCCACTTGCATCGACATCGCCGACGAGTTCGGCGTGACTCGCCGCAAGTATCAATCAGAGGAGA